CTTGAAATCCGACATGGAGACGGCGCTGTGCTCGCGTCAGGCGCGCAACGACGGCGTCGACGGCACCACCGCGCGGGTCACCGAGGGCTTCGCCCACGCGCTCGGGGCTGCGGTCAACAAGCAAGGGCAGGTCGGCGGCGCGGTCGCCCCCGACACCAGCCTGACTGGCTTGCCGACCACCCAGTACATGGCTTTCCCGGCCCCGGCGACGCCGGTGCAGCTGGCCGAGGACATGCTCGGCAACGCCATGCAGCAAGCATACGTAAATGGGGCGAGCCCTTCATTATGGGTAGTTCCGCCGGGGCCCAAGAGAACGGTCAGCACTTTTGTCGGGAGATCAACAACTCAGGTCTTGGTCGGCAAGACTGAGGTGGTGAGCACGGTCGATGTGATTGCGACCGACTTCGGCCGAGTGAAGTGCGTTCCTTCCCGTTGGCTCGCGCCCGACGTTGGATTGCTGATCGATCCCGATTATATCGCGGTCGGTTTCTTCCGCGCCTTCCGTCAGTACCTGATGGCCCGAACCGGCGACGCCGAGACGCGCATGATCGTGGTCGAGTGGGGCGTGGAAACCCGAAACGCTCTAGCTCATATCCTGTTTAACGGCATCGCCCAAGCGACGCCGTAACATGGGCGAGGCGCGCCGTCGTTACATCGCTCGCGACGGCGTCGCCCGCAGGACGCTGGTCGACAGCGAGCGTCCAGACGGGTTCGTCATCCACACCGCAATGGACGTCGAGCCCGTCCTCGACTCGATCGCCCGCGATCGCGAGATCATGCGCAACGATGGCGACATCAAGCTGCTTGGGCGCCTGCCCTTGATCGTGGTCGAGGATTTGATCCGGCGCGGGCTCTATTTCGACCTCGACGCCTTCGACAAGTGGTGGAACTCCTACGAGGCCGATCCCTGGCGGATCTGGAAGGGGTCGGTCTGATGCCTTACGACCGCAAGTTCTTCTACGACAACGTCCGCAAGGATCTGTTCAAGGGCAACCTGACCCAAGATCAGGTCGACGGCATGAATTACCTGCTCGAAACGTGGGAGACGCATTTCGAGCAGAACAATCCGAACGACGGCACGATGTGGCTGGCTTACGCCTTGGCCACCTTTTTTCACGAAACCGATCAGCGCATGCAGCCGGTCGAAGAGTACGGCAAGGGCGCGGGCAAGAGCTACGGCAAGCCCGCCGGGCCGCATGGCCAGTGCTATTACGGGCGCGGCCACGTCCAGCTGACTTGGGAGGAGAACTACAAGAACGGACAGAAATTTCTCAAGGATCGCTATGGCGTGACCGCCACTATTCACCCCGAGGCGCACAAGATGCTGCACTCGCCGACCTCGGCCTTGGTCAGTTACGACGGCATGGTCTACGGCTGGTTCACCGGCGTTGGCTTGCCGAAATACCTTTCCAAGTCGAAAAACATCGAGGATCCGATCAACGCGCGCCGGATCGTCAACGGCACCGACAAAGCGCAGACCATCGCCAATTACTATTGGCTGTTTAAGAAAGCCCTCAAACAAATTCCGGCCGCCGCCCCGATGGTGGAGGCCGAGCTTCCTGGCCTGCCCGCCGGGTCCGCGATGCCGGAGCCGAGCTGATGAATGGCTGCGTCCGATCTGGTCGTTCCGCCGCCGACGCCGCGGATTTTCGACTATCCGGCGTCTATAGGGCTGGTGATCGCCGCTGTTCTGACGGTGTTTCTGGTGATCGCCGCCAGCAAGTTCGACAAAACCGGGGGTACGCTGACCATTTCGCTCTTGGTGATCCTGGCCTTTCTCGGGCTGGTCACCTTCTGCGCCTTGTTCACCATCCCGACCGACGAGATCACTTCGGGCGCGATTGGCGGCCTGGTCGCCGCCTTCGGCGCGGTGGTCGCCTATTGGCTCAGTCGAGGGAGGCCGCCTGAATGAGCCCGCTGGGTCTGATCCTCATCATCATCCTGGTGATCGTGCTGCTGGGCGGGATCGGGCCGCATTTCTATCAGGGCGCGCCCTGGCGGCCAGGCTATGGCCTCGGCAATCCTGGCATCGGCGTCGTCGGGGTGGTGCTGATCATTGTCCTCGTTCTGTGGCTCATGGACCGGATATGAGCGATTATACCACCTTCTGCGCTCAGATCGCCGAATGGGCCAATCGGCAGGATTGGTCGCAGGCGCTGGTGGCCTCGTTTGTCTCGATGGCGGAAGAGAAGCTGAACTCTAGGCTGCGCATTGGCCAGATGATCGCCACCAGCCAGAACACCGTCACTTGCAGCTGCGCGCCGCTGCCGGGCGACTGGCTGGAGACGGATCTCCTCTTGATGGCCAGCGCCTCGACCCCGACCGGCTGGGTGCCGTTGACCTACAAGGCGCGCGACGAGTTTTTTCGCCTGCCCGCCACGCCTTATTCCGGCACCTATGTCCAGAACTACAATTCGACCTGGCTTAATTATACGATCGAGGGGCTGACGATCTATTTTGGTGGCGCGCCCGACGAGGTCGAGGGCACGCTGTTTCAGATGAATTATTTCCAGCAAGTGCCGGTGATGGCGACGGTCGGGTCGAGTTGGGTCTACACCAACTATCCCTCATTGTACCTCTTTGCCGCGTTGATGCACGCTGGTTTTCATGCGGTCGGCGAGGAGCAGGGGGCGCTCACGTTCGGGCAACAGGTCGACAAGCGGATTGACGACCTCAACGCCGCCTGGCTGCGCGCCAAGGCGTCGGGTTCACGGCTGAAGCGCACCCGGGTGAGATCGTTCGGATGAACGACCAATGGATCCCCGGCCCGCCCGTTAAGCCGCCGACGTGGACGGTTAACCCGCTGCCGCCGTCGAACGACTGGAACGACACTGAAGGCTGTTCCGCGGTCAGCGGGCCCGCCATCGTTGACGGCGTGATCATCACCGGCGTGCCGGCGACGGTCAGCTCGCTGTACTGGCAGGTCAGCCTCAACGACGGCGGCGCGCCGCCGAACTTCGCCATCAACCATCTCAACGGCGCCGGCGCTGTGCTCGGTCCGGCGCTGTCGATCTCCGGCGCCGATCTCTCGGCCACCTTCGCCGGTCCGGTTTACCTGGCCCGCGATCCGGTCGAGCCGAAGGAGGCGGTCACTCTCGAATATCTGGAGGCGCATGGGGCGGGGGTCGAGGAGGTTCCCGACAACCAGACGTATGGGCGCACGTTAGGGGCCTGGAACCCGGTCGTTCCAGCGAGCGGCGGCGGTTACACCGGAGCGGTCACGCTGGGCGCGGGCGGCGCGGTGACTTCAGGCGCGCTGACCTTTTATGGCTCGGCGCTGGCTTATCTGCCTACGCTCGCGCAGCTGCAGATTGGCGATGGTCCTGCGGGTCAGGTGCCGACAGCGGACGGCAGCGGCAATCTGACTTGGACGACGCCGACGACGGGCGGACCTTACTTGCCGCTTTCGGGCGGCACCATCACGGGTTCGCTGACGGTCAATCAGGTTCTGACCGTGCAGGGCTCCAACAGTCTGGTGCTTAATGGGCCAAACGGCAATCAGCGCGCCATTCTCGGTCAGACTTCGACGCTGACGCGCTGGCAATTGATGCTGGGCGATGGAACGAGCGAGGGGTTGAACAACACCGGCTCGAATTTCTCCCTCACCGCCTACGCCACGGCAGGCGGTTTTCTTGGCAATTGGCTGACCATCGCGCGGGCGGACGGGTCGACGACCTTCAACGGCTCCGGCGTCACCATTGCGGGCGGCCTGGCGGTCAATGGGCTCCTGGCGCTCGCCAGCCCGAACAATCTGGCGATCTACGGCGGCGCGGCAGGGCAGTTTTTACAGACCAACGGCGCGGGAATTCTATCTTGGGCCCCAGTGCCGCCGAGCGGCATCCCCGACGCTCCGACGGATGGAACGCAATACGGTCGTCAGAGCGGGGCGTGGACGCCCATCTCGGTCTCGGGCGGGCCTCCAGTCATCATTGCCGCTACACCCCCTTCAGCGGCCTCCGCAGGCGATCTATGGTGGGATAGCGTCGGCGGGCAATTGTACGTCTATTTTACGGACGCCAATTCCAGTCAATGGGTGATTGCGGTCAATGCGGGTTCAAGCGGCGCGGGCGCCGGCGCCTCCATCTCGGTTGGCGCGACCCCGCCGGTCAATCCGAGCGTCGGCGCTTTGTGGTGGGATGCAGTCGGAGCCCAGATGTATCTCTGGTTCAACGACGGCAACAGTTCACAATGGGTTCCGACGACCAATCAAATGGCCGCCGTGTCGCCCGCTTCGACCACGGTTC